TGTGTCACCGATGACTACATATCCAGCGCAGCCCATGAAGCTGCACTGGATGTAGCACATCAGCCCAACGATGAAGTCAATGTCCTGGGCTATGACAAGGACTTTGTTGTGGTAGCAGATATTCCGTCTTTTGCAGACGTTCAAAAAGGCAAGCAGCGTGGCCCCAGCACCACAGGCCGGGTCAGATACCGAGATGAATCCCTCCATGTCCGGGTGCAGCTTCGGGTCGAACGTAATCTCGGCCATGCAGCGGCACACATCGTAGGGAGTGAAGAACTGCCCGGCGTGGTCGTTGCCCAACTCGCACATCATGTACAGCGAACCGAGGAAGTCTTGGTCAGGATTCTGCTCCATGCCCATGACCACCTCGGCCAGCATTTCAGCCATGCCCTCCCGCTCTTTGGCGGAGTATTTGGAAACGATGGTCTGATACATCTTGGTGCGCTCTGGGGCATTTACCTTGTCCGTGCTGTTCGAGATCTCGATGGCCGTCAGGGTGACGAAGTCCTCCCAAATCTCCCAGCGGCTGTGCTTTCCAGTCAGGCTATTGAAGATTTTGAGGAAGATCTTCTGGTGGTCATCCCGGATGCTGCGGGTCACTGCTGCCTTTGCCATAGGTTACTCCTCCTCGCTGTCAGCAGCGGCGATGGTGTAGTGGCCGTTGGAGAACTCGATCACGCCTGCGGATTCCATATCATCCAGCAGCGCAATGGCCTTTTCTGCGGTCACGCCCATCTTTTCCTCCAACATGGCCTGCGTGATGCCGTTGTTCTGCCGGGCAATCTCGGTGGCCTGCGTCAGCTCGTCCGAGGTGAGCTCGTCCTCCTCGTCATCCTCGATTTCCTCCAGCGGTTCGGCCTCCCCGGGGAGATTCGAAGAATCAGGCTCATTTTCCCGGGGCGCATCCTGCTGCCCACCGGATTCCGGAATATCCGGCATTTTGTAGCCGAGAGCTGCCAGCTTTCCACCCTCGACCAAATCCCGGAAGAAGAACTGGAGCCAGAGGTAGTGCATATTCTTGAAGATGTTCTTGATTTTGTTGAACAGGGTGTCGGAGATGGTGAACGTCTTGCTCATGCGGTAGGTCAGGTTCCCATCCTTGACGGTGAACAGGATGGATGCACCCGGCGAGATGTAGTTGTCCTCGGATGCCTCCTCCAGCATCGACATCTGTTCACCAACGCCGCCCAACGGACGGATAACCAGCTTGATGGGGTATGCGTTCTTGATGAACACATAACTCAGGTTGTTGGCCTCGCAGATGCCCTTGAGTTTTTCACGGTAGACTGCGAAACGTGCGGATTCAGACAGAGAATTATCCATGATGAAGCTCCTTTCAAGTAGCTTTTAAGTAGTCGAAAATTTGTAGTCGTTCTCCCGGTTCTCGATGGCGGTCAGGCCCACAGCGTAGGCTGCCCACACATCGGCTTTGAAGCCGTAAAAGAAATCCGGGTTCTTTTTTGTACCACGGCCATTTTTGAGGTCGTGGTCTGCGAATCGGTCAATGAGTGCCCGCCGGATGGCGGCATCATTGGCGCGGGTGTTGTGGCAGATGTGTCGCTTTTCTTCGATTCGGCACAGCAGCCGTACCGGGCAGCAGGCGTTCAGGGCTTGGTAGAAGCGGCCGATCCAGAGGACGGTATCGAACACCTCCCGGCCTACCGGCATTCCGTAGGAGGCCACCATCTCGATGACCGCCCACCGCCAGCCCTGCTCCGTGGCAGAGGCCAGCTTCCGCAGCAGCTCGGCGTTGTCAACCTTGCCGAATTCCAGCGGGCGCAGGGTGTTGCGATCGATAACGCAGTAGCCAGACTGGGCATCGCCGGGGTCAATGGCGATAATCGGGCAAGTGCTCACAGGTACGACCTCCCGAACTCCTGCCGGAACTTCTCATCCGGCCACCCGTAATGCTCCATAGCCTTTTTCTGCGCCCACTTTTTCAAGCGGAGATCTTCGTCATGGTTGCGGTGGATGGCGTTCGGGCCGTTCTGGTGACACCACGGGCAGAGATTCGCCCACAGTCCCAAGCGCTTGCTCTTATCCCGGTAGGGGCCATAAAAGACCTCGTGCCGGGCCGTGTGGTATCGCCCGCAAATCAGGCAGGTGGGCTGCTGGTTGAGGATGCTGGGTGCATAGCCGTTGCTGTCCAGTTTGACTCCATATTCATTCAGTGCCATGCTGCACCTCCTTGTGCTTGCGGTAATACCAGCTCAGCGCCGACTTGCTGGCGTTGATGCCGCACTGGATGCATTTGGTTTTGCCGGGCTGCGCCGGCACTTTTCCACAGGCAACGCACAGGCCACGGGACTTGAGTTGCTCATACCGCTTCTGGGCGGAGGTTTTCTGTTTAGGTGTCCGCATCAGCGTCACCTCCTGCTGTGACAATCCAGACCCGGCGGGAACCCCAGCCAGACCAGCTTAGAGCCTCCGCATGGGTGCTCACCGCCACGTCCAGCTTGTTACCTACCACAGCACTCCCGGTGTCCTGAACGACCCGGAGACCTACACCCTCGATATAGACCACCGTGCCGTAGGGCAGGATGCTGGTGTCAGCTGCCACGGTCACGCCCGGCTGCACCTTTGCGCCGCTGGATGTAATTCCGTGTCCCTCGCCGCAGATGTGGGCGTATTCTTCGGCACAATAGGCCGTGCAGCTGAACGACCCGGCGTATGTAAGGGTCAAATCGGTCTGGGCGTTCAGCTCTGCGGTCAGGTTATCTACCTCAGTCTGAAGCCGGCCGACATTTTCCTCCGCGTCAATCGCCCGCGTCTGCCAGTTCTGGAAACGGCTGGCGTAAATATCCCGCTCGATTTCCAACTCGTCCACCCGCCGGGAGTAGGCCGTGCTTGCGAGGATGCAGCCAACCATCGCACACGAAACGCACACGATCAGGCTGCGGAATGGTCTTTTCGACCTCATGTCGTGCCACCTCCAATCTGTGCCGGGGCTGCCCCGCCGGGCAGCGCCGGGGACTGCAAGCTCTCAACCGGGGCATCCTGCACAGTCCGGTCAAAGCCAGGACGAACGAA